CTGTTATGCCAATACGGCCTCCACCTTTCGGATAGCTTACGCTAGCGTGTAGATCAACACACGTTTGTACCCTTGAGTTCCAGGGACAACCCAAGAGGGTCGCCCGTCTTTCTCGAACATGATCGGACTCGATTCATTGAGTCCACAGAACAGATCATGAACGGGAGCTCGGTCCTTAACATAGACCGAGTACAAGGGTGAGACATAATCCCCCGGGTACCGCGATATACTTCTGCGGCCTTTCAGGGTAAAAGTCTCGAACGCACTACCCCCAAAACCTCTGGCAAGCCAACTGCGCTTGCGAATAACCGGCCACTCCTCAGAAAGAAGGTGGCCGTCTCCATATCCATCCGGCCCATAAAGCCGAAGAGACGGGGAGATGAGGTCGTGTACAGCTCCAGCCTCCTCATAACACCCGAGGCGGTAATAGAAGTTGTGCAACGTAAAGAGGGTCGCCGGACTTACCAGGTGCTTTTGGTAGTATGGGCGAGTGTTGATTCCCTTGTAGAAGTCCTTTCCACAGGATTCACGGAAAGGGCCAGACCAGTAAGACTTCGAAGAATTAACTTCGAAACCGCAGGTCTGCAAAGCCCAAATGACCTTATCAACCCCTTCAACGGGGACAATAATGTCATCTCCATAAACCCCCACATCACACTCGGCCGGCGCCGGATCGTTGGCGCTAGTCGAGATAGCCCAGAAAATTAGCGTTTCCAAGGGGAAAGTAAAACCATTTCCCATACTTGAAAACTTCTGGAGCCTGTGGGTTGTACCGGAATGTTCTACGGTACCACTGCGAGCAGCGAGGAGCAAACCCCACCACTCATCACTAACTAGCTCGCGAACGAGCTCGAAAGAGATTAGATCGGACGCACTACTCAGGTCTAGAGTGGCTAGGTCCCCATCAAGGGAACCGCGCCGAGCCAGATCTGCGTTACGGGTCTGGTCTCTGATATCTAGACCATGAATACGGAGTCGCCGTTCTAAATGTCGCCCAATCCCGGACTGTAAAAGTCCGTTCAGATTGGGTTCGACAATAATAGAGCGGTGAGTCTTCGCATTCTTTGGGACGAACTCCAATCTCCCCGGTACAACGTCAACCGGAACGGAGACCGTCTCGTAGGCAACCCCTTCATCTAACATCGTGATGTCCGAAAAAATAGGACAGCCATTTAGGTCGGCTATAGCTGCAAGCCAACCAGGCATTTCACGAAGAAGACCAGGTAGCAACCCCGAGGCAAGAAGCCCGGAACTACACTGGAATCCTGATGCAAACTTCGTTTGCGCACAGGAGTCCTTTCTTTTTATTTCCGTTGTAGCACCTGGCCCGAACTGCAGGGAGAGCTCCGTTAAATCGGGGCAACGACCCATAACACGGCGGACTTTACGTCTCGCCTGCGATAGCAGACGAACGACGCGCGGTAACAGCGAAAGCTGACCGCGCCTCCATGATCTGAGTTCGTTATTAAAATCCCTGCACTTACGTTCGGACTCCAAGAACTTGGTTAGGGCGACTTGCTTCTTGTCGATCCCTATGTCTAGAGGCTCAAGCTTTGTGAAAAAAGCAAGGGCCTGTCGGCAATGGATTAAGTGACTGATATTCCAGTCATTACGGTCCAAATCAAGTTCAAAGCGGATAAGGGCTCCATAGTCGTGAGACAATAAAAGCTCACGAATAGAAGCACCCACAGGACCACCTTTCGAAGCGTGGTCGAGTGCCCGTTCTCGAAGTAATTCGAGAGTGTTTTCTGGGCTATAGCCTTCATCCCAGCAGTCTTGAAAAAACTGCATATCAACTCCTTTAAAGGAATGGGGAAACGATCGCCTCTCATCGTTTTTTCACGAAGATGACTAAGAGGAGAATAAATACTCCTAACAGTGCAGCTCCGTGGATGAGAGCAATATCGCCCGGCGTCATTAGGACGCCAGGATGTTCTGGTCAACCAGCTCTGGTGCCGGACCGGTGGTTACCGGGGCGACAGAAGTGCTGACACTGCCAGCGATATTGATTGCGAGCTGCCGAGCTAAGCGTCTCTCGGCAATTGTCGCACGTTGATCGTTGTAGCTCGTAATCACAACAGTGTTAACGTAGGCTACCTTAGGTGCGGCGGTGTAACCAGCCGCGTTTTGGCCCGAAACAGACTCCATTACTGGAACGGAAACGGTGATCGACGACCGATAGATCCCAGACTTCAACTGTTGCTGTCGCATTGAGCAGGAGATCTGCGCATAGACAGGAACAGTCGTCAACCCCTCGCGCCAGTTCGCGACTAGCGAACCGTCCTTGGGGTCAGCGGCCGAATTAATCGGCAAAAGAGTGTGGGTTATAGGTGTCGCAGCGCCATCAAAGGCGACGATGTTAGCTTGAGCTGACATGGTTTTACTCCATTAAGAAAGAAAGGATAAAGTCAACGCAGTACGGTAGGTAACCGACTCCCGGCATGGGAGTGACTGATCAATTGATGGATCAGTGCCGCTGCATTCTCGAGGTGGGTCTTAGAAAAAGCCTTCTCCAAGGTTTTGAAATTTGGAGCAGGCACATTAATAGGACCAACCGTGCGATTGACGACAATACGCTTACCAACGAATGACATGTTGGCGAGCCAGTCATCACCAGGGTAGTGTGCATTTTTCCACACACTCCTGTTAGCAATCGCACACTCACACTCCTGGAAAACAGTCCGAACAGCGGAGTTTTTAAAGGCTCCGAAGAAGGACAGGTCGCCAAGGTACGTTCCGATCGGAATAAACCAATCGATAACAAACGACCATGGCAGCTTCTCCCAAGCAACACTAGCTGGGTCAAGAAGACCTAGTTCGCGGGGCTTTGAGAGACTTTCCGTGAAGACGACCTTATATGACAGCGATGTAGTCTGCTGCCCAGGCATCGGGTAATACTGAGGGGTGACAGAGACCTCGGCGAACTGTGACACAGTCTGCCGCGCTCGAAACGTCACTTGCCTCGTACCCGTACGCCCCTTTAGAGCCTTCATAAGCTCATAAAGGTCCTGAAGTAGCGGTTGCCACCCGTACCGAAGTTCGAGTAGCGCAGCACTAAAATCGCCAAGTTGAAGGTGCTTTTTTGCACTATCAACCGACTTCTGAGAACCGGGTTTCTTAAACTGATTAACCAGAGTTCGAACGTCCCCCTTCCGGAGGGCGTTAAAACCACCGATTAATCGGCTGCAAGAATCACGGATCAACTCAATAGTCTGGCGACCTTCAGCTCCAAACACGGCCATATTAAAATCGTGGCCGCGAATAGCAGTCGCAAGTTTCGCGAGCGCTTGGAGATCTTGATTACCACTGACCGGTAAGACCGGTAGAGTACTGTCATAATAACAGTAATCGGCAGATGGTAAACGAGTTCGAGAGAGCTCTTTACCGCTATACCAAACTACGGACCAGTATTCGCACTTCTTCCGGGAGACTTGTCGCAGATCGCACGAGTACGGATTTTCAACGGATTTCCCGTTGGTTCCGGACCATGTTTTCTGAAATATCGACAATCCGTCCGGGGAATTGCGGCTGATCGTTCCTGAGGTCATAGCAGAGCTCCAACAAGGCCGAAAGGCCGACCCCCGAAGGGGACAGAGAGGGCGCCGGAATGG